CTGCAGCCTTGCCAGCTTTTGTTGTTTTGTTTGGGCAGATGACATAGTCTTTTGCTGCCCTTTCTGACTCAAGTGTGAAAGCGTGAGCTAATTCCCCATCACGAAATGCCTTTTTTACAACTGGTGCATGGTCGACCTTGCCGTCACCATATTTCAATTGATGCCAAACTTTAGGACAAGTTTTGACCCAGTTTTTAAGGTCTGAGGCACTGATATCTTCTTTTGCGTGATATTCAGCGTTTGACATGTTCATGAGGATTGGGTCAGGATATTTCATTTAGCTTTCTCCTCAAGGCTTAAAAGCAAATAAAGAACATTATAAAAAGTATTTAACTCTTTATATTCTTTTGCTCGCCACTCATCATTCCAACCACCCATGCCAACATTTTCATCAATAATTCTTTCTTTTTCATGGATTTGGGCTTTAAGTTTATGAATTGATTTTTCCAAGTGTGTCATTTTTTAAGTTCCTCGCAGGCTAATTCAACACCAGCATTACAATCTGCAATTGTCATCTGGGTGAAAGTATTGTCAAGGGCGGTGAGAAGTATTCCTCCCAACGCAATGTATAAAAGAAAATGCTTCATTTACTTAGTCTCCGTGATGAAGTGGTCGCCTAAGAAATTTCTATATCTTGAGGGCAATGTTCCTCTGATTCGGTCCATTGCTTTTCTGAAAAAGGTAATTTTTTCAACTTCCCATTTGCTGTCGTTGTTTAGTGGTTCACCACGCTTTCCTCCAAGAATGTTGAAGTTTGGGTCATGAACTCCATGCTTGTAACGAACCGTTGCGACTTTAGTGCCGTGCATGATTATGTCTGAAGTGAAGTCGTTTTCTGTGTGATAACTGTTGTGAATGGTTATCCAGTTTTTCCATGAGCCTGACTCTCTGTGGTTGATGGCTTCAAGAACGACTGTTTGGAATCTGTCCATGTTTTTGTTTGGTAAGGGAACTCGGCAATCTCTGCCTTACATCTATATTACCTCTGTTATATAG